TTCTTGGAAAAGTCTTTTATTCCACTTTTCCGCCGGTGATCTTGCGTATTTAGACAGATTCCATGACGATTTATGCCAGACATGGCCGATGTAACCAAGTGGAAGTTCGGCGGGAAAAATATGATGCCTAATGTTTCGCTGCGTGGTGATAATGCCCTTGTCCAACCGAATCAGGCAGGCCATCGCCAAGTCAAAAATCGAGGCACCGAGAATGAAGTCTGGAATTTCGTTCCAATGCTGTGTGAGCCACGATTTCTTGAACGCGAACAGGTCGCGCCCCATGTGAGGGCTGGCGGCTTTCACCCAGTCTTCCGTTGTGGCGTTGACTGGAATGCGCCGCTTGAACTCGCATCGCTGGCTGCAAACAGCATCATAAACCGACACGCAGAATCGAAGGATTTCGGGAAGTTGCGGGTGCAAAAGGTTGTCGTCGTTTGTCCAGAAAATGATGTCGTCATCACCAGCCTGATCCATCGCGGATTTCAAAACGTCCTTCAAGAACGGGAGCGCGCGGTGGTCTCCGATTTCCAGCGCCGTCCGCTCGTATCGCCAGTAGTGGCACGGAATGACGCCGTTTTCGTAGAGCGTGTCCCAGCTTGCTTGCGCGGCCTGCACCCTGGCATCGCCGCCCTCGTGCCGTTCAACGGCGTGGTAGATTCTGCGAGTTGGAGGATTCATTTCGGGATGGCTTTAAGAAGCAGTCTGGGGTTCTTTTCAATCTCGGTATAGGTCAACCGAGCCACGCAGTTGCAACGCGGGGTTGTGCCGGCCCACGGCGTCGGATTGACGATAGCCAGCACGGGCACGGTCGAGGCGGCGGCAAGGTGGATTGTCGCTGTGTCTATGGTTATCAAACCGGCGGCGACATCCATCAGACCCAGCAGGTCGTAAATTCGTTCACATTGCACGATGCTCAAATCCACCACGTTGAAGTCCGCGCCAAAATACTGCCGAATCGCGTAGAGATTCCTTTCACCAGTTGGAAATGGCGAACTCATTCCGCCCGTCACCTTGACCAACAGCATCGGTTTGTCCGTCTTCAATTTGTCCACAAGCTGCTGCTCGCGCTTGGCGTCGCGCCGGTCGAACACCAGCGGGAATGCCGGGTCTTTGAAGTGTTTCAGAAATCCAAGTTCACGCCACGATTCCTCGTTGTAGGACGCGCATTGCTTTTCCTGATGATGCCCGCTGCCCCAAATCTGGCCGCGCATGACAATTGGAAATTTGCGCTGTGCCTCTGCCACGCCAGCATTCAAATGCTCGTAAGGAATGTCCACCACTTCAGGGATGACGTAGCTCACGCCATCCAGCACAGAAGCAAATGGCCGGCTGACCATCAGATGCGGTTTCCCATATTGCTCCGCGATATGTTTGCAGATCGGCAGGAGGTTGATAACGTCACCGATGCGCCCCAATTCAACGATGCAAACCGGCATCGGGTCACCCGGATGGACGACGCTCGCTAGAAAATCATCCGCCATCTTTTGAGTGTCAACTGATTCTGGCTTCAATTCGACGGTGCCCATTGGCTCCATGCCGTTTTTCACGCGCCGCTTCAAATCCAATTCCGAGCGGACATACGCCGGTTGCAATCCGCGCTTGTCCTCGCCGAGGCCGGATATGTGTGCGGCGCCATTTGCCCAGCAGTAGATGAAGCTGATTTTGTCCGGCGCAAGTGTGATTCGTTTCCCCGGCAGCGCCGACGTGACCCGGCTGACGAAGTGACGATCCTCACCGACCGACAACTCGTTGAATCCGCCAACGGTTTCCCACGCCTTTTTTGTGAACGCAAACGTGTTGTAACTCCCAGACATGAATTTCAGGATTGCGCCCTTCTCGCTGTAAAACTGATTTTCCATCCAAACCCATTCTCCTTCCGAGAATTGCTCCGCGAAATTGGAAAGATGGTTTGGCAATACTAAATCATCATCGTCGTGCGTAACGATCAAGTCGCCAGTTGTTTCCTTGACGCCAATGTTCCGGCACGCGCCTAGCGATGGAGGGCGATGATCAAGATTCACAATTCGGACATCCTTGAAGTCGCCGGTCAATTTCTGGCCGGGGAAGGTGTTGAGAATGATGAGTTCCCTGTTCGGATAATCCTGATTGAGGAAACATTGCAACGCGCGCTGGACGTGAGCGGTTCTGCCATACGTCACCATCAGCGCCGAGAGTTTCGGATTATTCATTTGCCGGGATGTCCTTTGGTTTATGCAGAAGTTATGTTCACGGCGAACCCGCCGACGATTGCCCCGCCATCCAGCGGCTGGCTGTCAAAAACAAACAAGTTCCAGACGCCATTCGGGTCTTCTCCGATGAATGCCGCCAAGGTGTTATGCGGTGTCCCTGACGGGCATGGGGCGGGCAGTGATACAGTCAGACCTCGTTGCGTCGGTTTGTAAGTGCCAGAAACAATCTGTGCGTTGTCTGGAAGCGGGTTTGCCGCGCTGTCATCGAAAATAATGTTGCAGTCGGATGCCTCGAATACCGCATTTTCACCGCCACAATTCCGCATCAGTTCAACAATCGTTCCGGTCGGACTCATCAAAACCACACTGACATCGCTGGGCGATGTATGATAAAAGCCGGCAAGTTCGACCGTAACTTTTGTAATCGTCCCGGTTTTGCCAGAAACACATTGACTGGCAGGATACAGAGTTGCCGCGCCTTCAAGCGGAATGGTGATGGTGTCTTCGCTCGTGTCGTTGCAAACGCACACCAAGGCGGTTTCCGCCGCCGCTTGTGCCGCAGCCTGTGCATTGTTCTGCGCGTCTTGCAGGCTGATAAGACTGGTTGCCGTGACTGATTTGGTTACAGATGATCCAGTCATGCCAACTATGCAACTTGCCGTGAATGATTCCGTTGCGGTAAAACCATCAACACAATTCAGTTGTGCCGTGGCCGCTGCCGTGGCCGCTGCCGTGGCCTTTGAATCTGCGTCGGTCTGACTGATCTCGCTGGTGTAGGAGGCGCTGGCACATACTTGGAGCGGAGCCGGAGCAAATACTTCAATCAGGTTGACGAACGGATATTGCTGTGGAGTTCCGGCAATGGTGATGCTGGTTAAGGTGAGCCGGATGAAAGTGCATGATGCCGGGGCACCGAGGGTGAACAGCTTCCGCTCGCTGCCGTAGAATGAAAGCCCGGTCTGGGTGTCAACGGTCGTCCAGTTTGTGCCATCGTCGGAGACTTGAAATTCAAAACTGACATTTGACGCCCCGATCAATCCGAGCGTGACGCCGTAATTTCCAATCGTCTGTTCTGCGGCAAACTGATATTGAAGCCATTGCGGACAATTCCCGCCCGCATCCCACAACTGGCCGGCAATCGTGGCGAAACCCCGGAAAGCCTGCCACGGATAATTCGTGCTGCTGTAACTGGATGCCGACACAATCCCGCTTGGCATGGTATCGCTGGTCATCGCGGGTATCAGACTGGCGGGCTGGAAATTAACCTGTTCGCCGGGACAACTGACACAAACTTGTTGCGTGCTTTGATAGGTGCCGGGCGGCGTGTAACCGGACTCGATGTCGGGTTGCGGTGATGGGTCTTGGAGTTGCGCGGGAGGAGGCGTGTCGAGACAGCCTTCACCGTAGCAGCAATAGCCGGATTCGTAGCCGTAGGGCTGGACGTAGCATAAGACATTCCCTGATACATTTATGGTGGAATACATTTGGAACAATGAAACCAATAGGTAATCACCTTGATATGGCGCTGGTGGGTATAATAGCAGGATTCGATAATACGAATATGCAGTCGTATTGCTGAAGCTAAACGTATTAATGCTCCTCATCAAGTTTGCATTCGAACTGCCAAAATTAAAACCAGTTTGCGTGTCCAGCGTCGTCCAGCTTGATCCGTTATTTGAACCTTGGAACGACCAAGATAGAGACGAATTGTTTATTGAGAATGAATAACTATTAACCAATTGTGGCGTGTTGAATTGGTATTGCAACCATCCTTGGTAACTAATGGTCGCCCATGCGTGGTCGAAGGCGCTGAATAATCCGACAGCTATTCCGGCACTTCCGTCGAATGCCTTCCACGGATAAAGGGAGTTATTTTGTCCTGCAAACGTATATTGATCGGACGCGGATGCGATTCCAGACGGCGTATTAGCCGAAGTCATCAGCGGGATTAGTGTGGTTGTTGTCTGATTGGAATACGACCCGCATTGTCCGTAATACTGGTAACCTACCGGCACATACGTCTTTCCAGTCCCGCAAGCTGGGGGGATATACGTCAAATTCTCATTCGTGAAATCGTCGCGCAACAAATTGATGATGTCCGTCGTGTCGTCAAAGGAAACGCTGTCGAGCAGCAATCCCGTTGACGCCGCGCCCGCCGGGAATGCCGTCTGCTGGAATGAAATCCAGACCACCGCATCGGATGGCGCGGTGAACGTGAACGATTGCGGCGTGAATCCCTGTTGGTAATTGTTGATGGATACCGACTGATTCAGATAGTTCACCGTTGAACCAGTGGTGTTGGCCGTCGGAACAACCGCGCAAGTGTCAACCGTTCCAGCCGCCATCGCTGCAATCATGTCCGCCTCGTTCATGTAATCCGTGTAGGCCGGGGCGGTATTGTCAATTTCGGCAATCAGATAATAAGGGCTGTCCGGTGCAGTTCCAATTGTCCGGTAAATCCGTATTTTGTCCGCGCTCGCATCAGCGGCGGTTTGGACGGTGACGGACGCGCCATCAGTTGTCGGCGTTGCCGATGCCACCGGGCTTGGCGCCGTCTCGCCATTGGCGTTGGTGTAGGTGTATGCATACTTGTAGGTCGGCGTGGTCGAAAGCGTGTTGCCGGCATTGTTCACCGTCAACACCGGGGCACCCGACGGGTTTGAAAGCCCGTCATTGTTGCGCCCGAATATCTTCATCAAAACCGTGTTCGGAGATCCCGCCACGCGCTGATTGCCAGCCAGATTCAAAGACAGCCGGTAATTGTGGCCGGACTTCAATGCGAAAGAATTCTTGCTGACCATCGCGCCGCCGTGCGGTGCATCACTCCCGGCAAGTTCAACGTAAAGCCCGTTGCCGGGCAGGTAATCCAGAAACCCATTCCCCAGTAAATCTACATGGCCTCCAACCACATTCCAGTTCGCAAACGCGCAATAATCGAACTGCCCTTTGGCAACATAATCATCACCTACCGGGGCGCAATTGCCCGCGCAGAAATATCCCTTCATGCCGCTCAAATAGCCAAGCGCAGCCGTCGCCGTCGAGTCGAAGGCGTTGACAAAGAAACCGCCCGTTGACAGTGACTCCAAAAAGCTGAAACCGCCGCTGCTTGACCGCACACCTAAACAAATGATTATCCCGCCGCCGGACTGGAATTGTTTTGCCAAGGCCAGCGCGTCCGCCATGTCCGTTGAATCGGCGGTTGACGTGTCAACTCCGTCGCTCATCAAAACGAGCACCAGTTCCGACGCGCCGCTTGCGTTGAGCGCGCCGATTGCGGCGGTCAGCGCCGCCGCGTATCCGGTCAACTGGCTGGTCTGGCTGATGTCGTTCACGAGTGCCGCGACTGCGTTTTCATCGTGCGACAAATCGGAAACCACCGTGCCGCCACTGTCGTTGAATGTCATCAGCCCAACCAGGTCTTTCGTCCCGTTGACTTCACCGATAAATCGTTTCGCCGCCGCCTTTGCATACGCCAGCTTTGTCAGGTAACTCCCATTGAACTGTTGCGACATCGAAAGGCTGTTGTCCACCACAACCATCATGGCAACCTCCACGTCATCGCAACACCCGCATTCGTCTGGTTGCCCGATGACGGTGAGTGAAGCCTGCGTTGTCATGCCGTTGTAGGTCGCATTCACCACGGCTTCACCTTCACCAACGCCGGTCGCCCGGCCACTGGAAACCCCAATCACAGCTATGGCCGGATCTGAAATCTGGAAAATGGTCGAGGCCGTCACGTCCGTTTCAACTCCATTTAGAATCTGAACTGCGCTAAATTTCACTCCTCCCAGCAAGCAGCAAAGCACATTCGACGGCTGGATGATGAGTTGCGGTGTCGAGCCGCAAATGCCGGGGTTGAGTTCAGCAAATGCAGGGTCGTTGCAATTCTGATTCGGAACCGATCCGATGTTCACGCAATCCACTTTGATGATTAAGCCGAAATTCATACGCTCGTATTGGGATATTGAATGGTGATTGGCGGACACACTGAAATCCCAGTTGGGGGATACTTCATGCAGGCCGAAAGCCAGGCACTTAAAATTCTGCCATTTGCCCAGTTGATCGCCTGTTGATTTGCATCAGCTTGCGATACGCGGGAATTAAAGCTTCCCGCCGGCACAAGGAGCATGACTTGCATATTGCAGCCGGCATAAACTCCTGGGCCTTTACAGAAAGCCAATTTAGTTGCTGATTGGAGGGTGTTGAAATAAAGCACCCCGCCGCCGCAATTAAGGGCTGTATTTGCGGAATTGGTCGCGGCAATCAGTGCATTATTGTCGGCTTCCGCTTGTGATAATGTCGAGTCGCATGAACTGGTTCCGGAGGGCGTGGTGCCTACTGCGGTGATGCTTGGATTCAATGGGCAGGACGCCGTGAAACTGACGGCCTTGTTGTGCCAGATGCAAACCAGTTGATCGGTCGCTTCGCTGGTGGCCTGCGCCAACGCAAGAGCATTTGCATCGTCTTGGCTGACAACCGAAGAAATTGCTCCGGCTGAAATTGTGACTGTCACTGGTGTTCCTGTGGGACTTGGCGCTCCGGTTTCTCCCGTGCAAACCGCCGTGAAACTCTGCGCGGCGTTGTAATAGGTTATCAGTGGTGACTGGCAATTCAACTGCGCCGTTGCCTGCTGCTGCGCCTGCGCCAATGCCTGTGTGTCGGCATCAGCCTGTGAAAGCGAACTGGCAACGGTTCCTGCCGGAATCGTCACCGAAACTGGATTTCCGGTTTGACCAGACGAACAACTGGCCGTGGCCGTCTGCGCGTTGTTGTAGAACAGCGCCCCGCCGCCGGCTGAATTTGCCGAGGAAACCGCCCTGGCAAAACTCGGCTCATCGCCGCGTATCCGGGTTTCTTCCCGGCATTCATGGATGAGCTTGGCTCGCGCCTCGTTGTATGCTCCCTGCGCGACCTGCGCCGCCTCGTAATCCCGATCCCAATAGGTGTAGTGGTTTTGCCGGACAAACGCCGTAACCGCCTCAGTCAACAGCGGGTCGTCGTCAACCGGGTCGGCATCCGCCCAGATTCGTTTGATGCCATCCCACTTGACCAGCACGGTTTCCGTGCTGTCAATCCACGGAGCGATATAGATTTTCCCGCGCTCAATCGCCCACACGCCGGAGCGCGCGCGATGCTTTTTGTCCGTGTCGGATTGCGGATAATGAAACCCCATCGGCAAAACGGCAAGCCCGGCGGGAACCGTGGCGTCCGTTGGCACGGGCGGATAATTCCGCATCCCGCTTTGTTCAGCATCCAAGCCGAAGAAAAATGGAATGGATGGACAATATCTCCGGTGCCGGGTCTCATTCCAGTATTTTTGAACGTAAGCCGGATCAACCTGCTTGTATTCAATTTCCGAGCAGTATTCATCAACCGACGTAAGGATGTCCGTGGCAATGTTTTGCCGGACATTCACCGTGATTTGCGCGCCGCCATCGCCCGGCGAGTTTTTCACGGGAACATTGACCGGAACGATGGAAACATAAACATCAGAGTTGGCCACGATGTTGGCCTGAATTGTCTGGTCTGTGTTGCAATCGTTGAGCGTCACGCGATTGGTTGCGGTCTGCACACCTGAAGGGGACTTGTAAAGGATGTTGACGTTGAAGTATTGCGGCACCTTTTTCCCGGAGCACCTTGTCCCTTGGCCGATAATTTCAATGATGTAAAGATCGGGATTGACGATGGTGCCGATGTCTGACATTCCTCTGGCCGCATCCGTTATCTGAGGGTTGAATGTTCCTGAAAACAAAATGTCGCCGCTGGGCGCTGGCGACCGTTGCGAATCAATGACTGACACTTTTTTAATCCGGCCACGCGGCGCGTCGAACACGGTGATGCCACAGTTGTAAAGCGTGGAGCATTGCGGAAAAAGTGAAGTGTTGTCAGTTTGAAGGCATTCAACAAAAATTTGCAGGTCAATCAGCGCGTCAACAAATGCCTTGTCGTGAGCGGCGATAAGATTTGAACTTTCCCCGCTTGGAAAAATTATTGCCCGGACATCTGATTTGAGTTTTCCAAAAGTGGCGCTCATTTATCATGGGTTGCCGGGAACTTTTGTCTTGTCCGAGTCGTTCAACACCTTGCCTCGGCGAGGGATGAACGACCCTCTTTGATCCGTGGAACCAAGCGCCTCACCAGGACTGTTTGCGGGGCTTCGCTGATGAACTGGATTTTCAGCCGCCGCAACAACTGCGGTGTCCTTTGGCTTGCCGAACGGGCTTGGGACTTTGAGGACTTGCAACCTTTGACTGGGCAAGAAGGCGGCGGATACTCTGCCGATCTTGTTTTTTTTTATGGCTTCGTAGGTCGCCTCATCAATTTTACCGATGCCGCCCTTGCGTTTGGAAATCGCATCATCCAACGCGGCGACAAGTTTTGCGTCAGCCTCGGAATCCAAAGCGATGACGCCGGTGTTGGATGGCTGACACTCGAATGGGACGGGAGAATTGTCAACGAAGAATTTATTCGCGCAGAGTTCTTTTTTGAAAAAAAGTTTCATGTCGCATCACTGTAAATCTTAACGCCGCGATTTGCAAGCAAAAACGGCGCGGGAACCACCCCGCGCCGCCGATGACAAAACCAACGCGAAAAACTTAATGATACGGTGTGGTCGTCGTAGTGCCGCCACTCGGATAATCAGCACCGTTATCAACCAGCGGTTCGATCTCCGTGGAGTCCCAGTTCTCGATGATCAGATTGCTCTTGGGACATTCGACAACCACGGTGTAACTGGTGGAGGTCAACGTCTGCTCGCGCGTCGGAACTTTCATCACGCACGCGTAATCCGAGTTGACAGACGCCATCGTTTTCAGGTCGCCAGTCTTGGCGATGACTTTATTTGTGGCGAGGATGCCCGGATAGATCCCGGCAAAGTCAAGTATCCACAACACCCTCGCCATGTTCGATGACGCACCGTAAGCACGGGCGCCAGCGGACAAATAGTCGTCGAAGAAGTAGTGGGTGACGATGTTCATCGTCAGCGCCGGCCACTGCAACGGATACGCGCGGTAGCGGAAACCGAACTCCGCGTTCTTCGGCTGCGAAGCAACGGGCGTGTTGAACGACTTCACAGAGTCGTCAATGCTCAACGTCATCCGCAAAGTGTTGTTCGACTTGCCGCTGTAATACTTGATCATCGCCTGATTGATGCGCTCGGCAGTCACCGAGTCGGTGAAGATGTCAATCGTGTCGGGCTTGTTTCCAATGCCCTCGCGGACACGCGAAATGTTGTAGAGCGCCCGGAACAGCGCGGGCAGGTTAAGGCCGGCACCTTGAAGGTCAACGATCTGGCCGCACTCCGCCAACTGTTCGTAAACACCGACGACGTTCGCGCGCTTGCCCTGGCAGGTCGCGCCGTCAACGCCGAGGCCGAACTGTGAGCCGTCGAATGCGTCAATGGTTTCGAGGTCGTTGTAGGTCGAAAGGCTCTGGTTCGGCAGAGGTTTCGAGAAAAAGATGTTGTGGACTAAGCTCTTTTGGAAAGAGCGGCCAAGCTGCTTGTTGCGCTGGATGTCATCCAAGTCGCCGAACTCCCGGAAGAGCGGGTTGTTTTCGAGAATCAACGCGCGCCATTTGTCGTAGTTCGAGGATTTGCAAAGGCTCGTGCGCGTGGTTTCAAACCAGAAGGGGACGTTCTTCCAGTTGATGTAGGAGGGGTCTTCGTTGCAGAACTTCTCGTAATCGCTGACATTGTTCGAGCCAATCGTCATCACGCCATTGACCGGGCTGGTCAGTTTGTCGGCGTCGAGGAAGGAGTTGGCGTTCTGCGAAGTGAGCGTGAGATCGGCGGTGTCGTCGCCATTGTCAACCGCGCTGACAATCGCCCATGCCGTCGAAGCCTTCGTTCCGGCATTGGTCATCGAGTCAATGTAAACGCGGCGGCCGGCGGGGAACAGGCGGAGATCAATCGGGATGTTCGTCGAGGAAGTGACTTCGACAACCCAATTGCTGGCGGAGGCGCGGCCATTGCCGACGATCCAGTATTCATCGTTGATCGGGCTGAACTGGCGGGCCATGATGAACGGCGCGATTTCGATGAGGCCGCTGTTCATGTTGTCGCTCTTGATGCGTTTCGACAGATTGACCCTGTTGGCCATCAGGAAATCATACATCCCGTTCTGGACGGCCTCGCACATCTTGATTTCCATGTCGTGCATCAACAGCGCCTCCATGACGCGGTAGTTGCCCGATTTCATATAAACATCGGTGAGATCGCCGACTTCGAGCGGAACGGCATCACAGATGGTGACGCTGCCGCATTGCCTGATGTTGGTGGAAATCGCCGGAGCGCATTTCGAGAAACTGTTTGCTACGAGTGCCATAATTTTTCGTTGTTCAATTGTTAAACTTTACGCAAACAGCATCTTTCAATTCGTCAAGGGTTGCTGAAAGAAAGTTGAATTATTTTTCCACATTCTTTGAAGATGCCATATTTGGCATTCTATCGGGCTTAATACTCCGCGACCTAAATGGCCATATTGCCTTGCAAATAAAAGGCTCCATTAGGTTCAATCCACCTTGAAAACGAAAAGACCCGTTCGCGCTTTTGCGAACGGGCTTGTTGAAAAACCGGCCTGAAATCAGGCTTTGGCGATGAATTTATTAAAGAATTTCGACTGTGAATCGGTGGATTCCGGCGCTTTTCCGCTGGAAGTTCGCGGTTGAATCGGGACATCTGGCGTCTCCGGTTTGTCGTCTTCATCCGCCGGAACCGGCTTCACCGTGGACTGAACCGTTGGTTTTTCCAGTGGTGTTTCCAGATTTATCCCGCGTGCCTTTGCGCGCTTGGCAAACTTTTCATCCTCGACAGAGATTTGTTTTTTCGCCTGCTGATAGACGCCGTTGACGAGCAACACCTGAATATCCTTTTGGTTGAACGTCCAGAACTTCCCCTGCTGTTCCTTGGACAACTTCCAAAATACTGCCGCCGGTTTGAATGGATGTCCCTTGCTGTTTTGCTGTTGATCGGAGGGCAGTTTCAAAAGCTGCGCCTCCTTTTGAAGAATGAAATTGCTGATGTCACGATGCAATGGGTTCTGCCCGCTGAACGGCACCAGCCCGTTAAAGAGTGCGTGGTTCTCGGCCACAAGCCGCTCAACCATGTCGGCGGAACTGATGATGATTTCGGTTTTTACCGGGTCTTCGGCGTTCAATTTGTCGAACACTTCCTTCTTCACAACTCCGTCTTCGCCGACAATCGCCGCATATTCCTCGCCCATCTTGGAAAGAAACGAACGTCCGGCAGCCAGGCGCTCGGCGGCAATGACCGGCATTGCTGACTGCAATCGCGCAGCCGCCGCCACCTTCATATCGTCCTTTTTCTGCGAATCGCCCACAACCTTTTGGACTTTGATTTCGGCAAGGGCGTCGGTGTAATCGTCATCGTCCCAATCCAAACCCTGCTCATTTTGAGCAATCCATTCCTTGTGATCCTCGGCATCCTCGTCGAAGGTTTCGCCGGGGTGTTCGGTCTCCCATTTCGCCGCGTAGTCAACAAGATTGGCCAGTGATTTTTTGTAAAGGTCGGCCATGCCTTTGTATTTATCGGGATTGGATTTCTCCATTTCAGTCAAGATCGAAACGCGGCGCTGCTCGGCGGCTGGTAATTTTCTCAACTCCTCCACTCTCTTTATTTCCTCATCAGCCAAACGGGTTTCGCGCGTAAAGGTTGATTTGGTTTCGGCCAGTGCAGTCGCAACACCGCGCGCCGCCGCCTCCGCAATTTCATCCGCGCCCAACGGAACCGGTGGCGGTGAGGCTGCTGCGTGCGCCGGCGCTGGCTTTGCCTTTGGCTTGACTGCCGGCTTGTCTTCCTTTTTCTTTGGCGTGACAAGCGGCTGCTCGCCGGGCGGTCTGGGAATGAATCGTGAAGTGAAAGAGTCAATCGCCTTGCTTTCAACGGGCTTCTCGCCCCCGGCCTTTTTGACTTCTTCGGGTGTTGGTTGAACGAGGGGGATGATTTTTTCGTCTGTCGGTTTTTCTTTTGCCATAATTTTTCCGAGTGGTTGGTGGTTTATTTTGAAGTGATGAGCGTGAAGGTTTCCTTGCGCTGTTTCAGTTCTTGCAGGACTTCAAGCGCGGTCTGATAGCGAATGGCGATGGCGAGTTCGGCATTGGCCGCATCGGTGTAATTCGGAAATTTTCCAGATTCAAGCGCCTTGTTGGTTGCGGCAAAGGCGGATTTCTTGGCCTCGGCCTCGATGATGCGCTCAAGGGTTTTAAAATCGCTTCGCCTAAAAAGGTTGACGACGGAATCTTGCAATCCTTTTTCCAGTGGCGTTTCGTTGAGTTCAATGTTCATCGTGGAATCATTGCGGGCGGTGGCATTTGTCCATCCGGCGGCAATGCTGCCTGAACTGGCGTCGGTGTTCCGGGGGCATTCATTTGCGGAGGCAACGCTGGCGGTGCGGGCGGCGGCTGCGCGAGTTTGGAGAGCAACACTTCAAGCTGCTGGACAAGCTGGCCGATTTGCTGGATTTGCTGTGCGCCCTGTTGAATCTGTTTCTCCTGCTTCACCATCTCATCAGCGGCGGGTTTAGCGATCTTTTCCTCAACGGTTTTCAGGATGGCTTGCTGCAACTGCTGCAACAGCGGCATGATTTCCTGCTGAACTGGGGACATCGGCGGCTGGCTGGCGGGCGCGGGCGGTGCTCCAGTCGGTTGCGCGCCGGGTTGCGGCGGCTGGCCGGGCACAGGCTGGCCGGTCGGCGGGGTTTCCACCGGAAGTTTGAAGTCCTCATCAGCGCCAGCCATCTTCGCGGCCTGTTCAAGCAGGCTGATGACGCGCTTGGCTCCAATCGGCGCGAAGATTTCAGGATGCGAGGCGATGATCCCGATGGTATTGAACATTGCTTGAGCTGTCTGCTGGTCAGTCTGCGGTTCGTCATCCTTGCCCGTGCGGGCAAACTCATCCAATTCGAGCTTGTGCTTTTCACCCTTCACAAAAATCTTGTCCTTTGACCGTCCCGTGATGGTGAAGCCCAATTCTTCGATGACCTTTTCAACGTCGGGGATGTCCATTGAAACCTCTGATTCAAAATCGGCGTCCATGTAGGCGCGCGCCCCGGTGTAGAGTTGCTGTTTCCACGCATCAATGCCATTGTCAATCGAGGCCCCCGTGTAATTCACGCGTGAATCAGATGATTCGTTTGTGGTTTCGACCTCTTTTGCGGACTGATAATGTTTTGCCGTCGCCCCGACTTCCTGCGCCGTGAACTGCAACACCCGCCCCATGATGTCGAGCACCGCTCCCATCATCTGCATCATGTCCTGAATCGTCCGGTAATTCAACTGAACCGGCGTGAATGCGCGCTGCGGATCAAACCCGCCCCGCCCGGATTTCATTGAATCATACGGCAGAAAATTCAAACTTCGGTAGCGGGCTTCTCCCAGATTTTTTAACTCGTCAATGTCGGTCTTGTTCACCAAGTTCGTGTCGTAGAAAATGACGTTGGCAAGATTTTGCTTCGAGGTCAGAAACATCTGGGTGATGATGTTTCCCAAAATGTCCTGCCATGAAATCGTTTCCAGTCCAAGGCTTGTTTGACGGCCAGCCTGGGCATCGTAGTCGTAACCCATGAACCAGTTTGGATTGTAGGCGCATGGCTCGGCCCAGATAACCGTTGAATCTCCGGCAAGATAAAAACGGTGCCACACCGGATGGCCGTAGGTATCAACCAGTTTCCCGTCTTCATATCGTCCCAAATCCCAGTCGCGCGGGCGGAGCTTCATGTAATAGCGCGTTATGAACACCGCTTTGTCCCGATCTGATGTGCTGTAAATTGCCGCCTTGTCCTGACGCTTTGCATCCGCGCCCGCACCCAAAATCGGGAATTGAAGGCGGCATGGGTAAAATTCATTGAAATAATTTCCGGCCAGCGGGTTGTCAAACCAGTTGGTGCCGTAGGAAATTGACCGGCGATTCCAAAAATTGCGATTGTCAAGCAATTCGCTGAATGGTACCACGTCCCAATAGGCGCAGAATTCAATTCCAGAATCGCTGTTGATGCTCGGCAGGGGATGATACAAATCGTAAAACATCCGGGTCGGATGCGGAAAGGTGTAGCGCAACCCTTCTTTCACTGTCACCTTTTCTTCATCCTCTCCCTGCAACTGCCGTTCGCAATGCCATTCCTCACATGGAAATGACAGCGCCACGCCATATTTTACAGTCTGCTTGATGGCCTGATCCAGATAGTTCACATAACCGTAATCAGTTGAAATCCGATTGATAAGGTCGGTGACGATCTCGCAGATGACGCGGTTGCGCGCGGTTTTTTTCAACGGGCGATAAGGCAGTAGTGGCACCCGGTTCCGTTCGTTGAACAGCGTGGCGATGCGAGCGGCACAATATGCCCGCGCCAGCGGGATGAGGACTTGGAAGAAGATCGGCGGATTGACCACCTTCAAGGTTTCGCCTCCCTTCGTCTTGACGGTCAGAAATAGTTCGTCCTCCTTGATTCCCCACTTTTCGATCTCGGCCAGCAATTCCTCGGCCTTCAACTTTCGCGACATCAGATGCCGGACAAAGGTTGCGGTCGTCTGATTGAACGGTGCGTCATGCGCCAGATCAATCGCGGCGTAATTTTTCCAGTCGGTAAGATTTCGGGTGTAACCGTCCTTGACACGGTTGCTGATGAGATCAATGAGCTTTTGAACGCGAGGTGGCTTCTGCGGCATGGTGAATAATTTCTTATACTCGCCGCTTGAGATGCCGTGCTTCTTCAGCACTTTGATGTCAACGCTCATTTTGTTTTCCAAATAGTCGGGATGGATGGACGTTTTTTTGGAACTGCCGAATAACTGCCCTTCGGTGTGCGGACGTGAACGGCATCGGGAGCACCGCAACGGCAAACGCACCAGGATAAACACACGCACCGGGAAAGTTGTCTTTGGGTTTCTTCTCAAAGATTATTTGAGGATCGCCGTCGAGTGAATACGTCCACCCAAAGCGCACCCGGCTATCTGTGTTTTGTTTGCTCATATTTACGCGGAAGGCGGCGGGCAGTCTCATGGGACAACCGCGCCGCCTTCTTTTATTGTTGGCCGTAACGTGGCCACAAAAATTATTCCTTCATCAAGTTCTTGATGGCGGGATTGTCGGTCGTGGTGTCAATCTCCGTGGCCGGCGGCTCGCCTGCTTCCTCGTCGCCGGGCTTGGCCTCGGCGTCCCCGGCGGGCTTGGCGTCTTGGATTTCCGTGACGGTGAGTTCGCCGGGAGAAATCTGCGTGGCCTTGAGCGTGATTACGTATTCCTGCCCATCCTCCCACTCGTCAACGTAGCCCTTGAACTCGTCCGCTGACGGGTCGAGCGAAAGCCGGTTGTCAACGGCTCCGGGTTCCTCGGTTGATGTGGGAGCGCCACCGCCGCCGGCTGGGGCGGCATCCGCAATGTCGGGCGCGCGAAGAATTTGTGTTCTCATTTTGTTGAAAGATTTTAATTTGTTGCTATCGTTAATCAATGTCTTACATCAAAATGCCGCCGCCGTCAATAAAAATTTATGTCTGATTATCTGCTCAAGCCGATGAACCCCAAAGGGGAGTTGCTGATGAGCGTCTGTAAAAAGAAACGTCTCACGCTTGCTTCGGGCACGAGATTGTCAACGAAAACCATAAACTGCCTGCATATCGTGTGTGACCACGCATGGAACACGAGGCTTGGCAATATCGCGCTCGTCACCTTGACGCTCGGCGCAGGCACGGATAGCGGCATCTGGCAACAACTCATGGATTGGGTAATTCCGCACTTCGGATTGAAGTTCAAAAAGAAGCCGTATAACGAGGGGTCGTCGAAAAAGCCGTCGTGCATCGTTTTTAATAAATTCGGCGAGGGGGTGAAGATTCAACTCCATTCCTTGTCGCACGAGGAAGATGTTGAGAAGCGGTTCAAAAACAAATCGTTCTCCATGATTTATGTGACCGAACTGGATTTGTTCAAAAAGTTAAAAACCTTTTCAACCTGGGTCTTGGCTTTGAGAATGCCAAATCTTAAAGACAATGAACTGCTTTTTTTAGGGGACTGCAATCCGGCGGATGAAGGCGCCGCCTCTTGGATTTACAAAATGTGGTTTGAACTGGGGCAAGACGATGAGTTCGACGACAAGCTGAAGGCTCTCAAAGATCAACTTGGATTGGTGCAGTTTGACTTGTCTGACAACATTTATTCCTCACCGGCGGAAATTGAACTCGTCAAATCCCAATATGCCACTGACCCGGATTTGTATGCGCGCTACATTGAAGGCAAGTGGGTAACGGCCAGCGAGAATGCCTTGTTTCTTGGCGTGTTTCGTCCATTATTCCACGTCATCGGCGAAATCGAGACGCGGAGCAATCCAACACCGGAACTTCTGTTGCCGGAACCGGACTGCTTCCAGCTTGTTGCCGGTTGGGACATCGGGGAGTCTGTGAACAGCGCGATGGCCATCATTGAAAAGTATGTCCGCGATGAGTCGCGCGAAGTCACCGATGAGCGCGGGATCAGAAAGACGGTGATAAAACCCGTGTCCTACTTCAAGATTCTGGATGAAACGGTCATCGTTGGCGAGGATCATTTGATAGACGACTTTGTTCGGGAAGCAATGGCCAAGATGCGGTTCTGGGAGAAATTCACTGGCAACTCAATTATCTGGGATCATTGGTCGGATAAAAGCGCATTCGACACCAAGGAGCCGTTGGGGGGACGTTTCCAGCATCAACTTGTAGCCGAATCATCGGATGGTAAAATAACGCTGGTGGCGGCAATGCGAGGCCGAAGGACAAACGAGACGGTGAGGCAGCGCATTGATTTGTTCCGCAAACTTCTGTTCCAAGGCCGCATCTTCTTTTCAAACTCGAAAACACCAAATGCAATCCAGATGTGTAAATCACTGTGCAAAGGTCGGGGGCAATACTCGACGATTGACAAGGGGTCGAAGCATAAACACATTTTCGACGCCATCACCTACGCCGTCGCCACTGAATGTTTTGAGGAGTTGAACCACAACCTCTTAATGGACTGGAAACGCGATCACGCCGCTTCCGGTGTCTCCTCTGTCGGATTATGAGAACCATCCGCTTACTGTCCGCTCTCGCCGTCGCCGTCATCGCCTGCATCCTCTCGCCGGCCAAGTCTGCCAGCCGCATCCGCGCCGCCTGGTTCCTCTGGCTCAAACCCATGACCCAGGCACCATTCTGGCTCACCTACCGCCGTTACCGAGCCTGCCGACATTGCCCCGTCTTTTATCCCCCACTCCGAACCTGCGGATCCCCGCTCTCAAAAGAATTCCGGGGTCTTGGCTGTTATTGTTCCACCGAAATTAAATGCGGTATCCTAAACGCCTCCTGCTGGGGAGATGACATCAGCACGCAATTTACTTTCGGTTGGCGTTCCCACAACAAATAGTCCACATTATCATCATGGCCAAACGAAAAGGCATCTACTCCATTGACATCCTGCCGGCAACGCAGTCTGACACCCCGCTCGCCTTCACTAAATCCGTCGCCGATAAAATCAGGAAAATCATCAAAACACAGAACAATAACGAACTCAACAAGGCTTTCATCAAACTCGTCGCGCGCGGCTATATTATTGATCAGGAAATCCAACACTTCGTCTATAACGCCATCGGAGAAAATTGCACCAACATCCTTTACGAAACCGCCCTCGAAATCAGCGAGCGTGTCAAAAAACACGACGTGCTCGATGAAGAAGAAATTGCTTCTGTGAAAGCCATGACCGATACCTTCAAAGCCGCAGCCGATGTCGCTAAGTCCTTTGCCTATGCCGCAGCCCAAACCGATAAATCCAGACCGGCCACATCAAAAACTGCCGATTCAGACGAACCTGTTTCCACCCCAAAATTCTACCTCCAACAGAAAACAGAGATTCATTTACCCAAAAATCAAGCCCCCGACACCATCCATGCCGTAAATCTACCAAAGTTGATTGACACCACCCCCTTACCGGCGGAAATTGAGCAAGGATAGAGATATGGGGCATCGCGTCATATTCGTCCGCCACCCGGCCACCCCAAAACCCCTCCCCCGGCCTGCTGGGTTGTAGCATCCGAGGTCGAATTATAGATGCACAATATCCATTGTATTTAATTGGATGCGTCATATTCTCCTTTATCCACGCGGGTTTGATGGCTCTTGTGGTTTTTGACCAGGTTCCATCCAAAATCGGGCACCAAAAAACACCACAAGCACAACCTGTAGGGGTGTCAGATCGAGGCTTCCATCACCGGTCTGGATCGGCGTCGCTCGCGTCGCTCGTATTCTGCAAGTCGGCTGAAAATGGATGGGCAGAGCCAATCACCGATAAGTCAATTTCCGTTGTGTTGACATAACTCGTTAAAAATCAAATGAATAAAACTACAAATAATGTGTTGACATAATTACTGGATATGGTATCTTGTCCCTGTAATCAAGATGATTACGACCGACCCGCCGGATGCGGGAAGTGAAAATAACACAGACAAAATTATGAAAAATCCAGAAATCGCAGAATGCCTCGCCTCCAAAAAAAGATCCCGCACGGTTAATCCTTTCACCGTCCTCGCGGAGACAATCCGCGAGGTGGCAAAATCCAAGACCGGACTCGCAGCCAATGTCGAGCACGGCGGCGGAGTCCCGAATTGCTACGGATATCCGGCTGACAGCGAGTGCGTCGGTGCTTGCGCCGTCCGCACAAGTGGGCGCGGTGGCCGCGCGTATGTCCGATACGCCTGTATTCCGGCGAATAAGATCACCAATAGCGGGGCGGCTAATGCCACCCTCGGCTGCCGCTCTCCTTGGGATTCTCGAATGAAAGACACCACTGCTGACTACGCATTTTTGCGAAAAAATTGCTGGGCTAACGGAGACATAGTTTGGCGCGAGACAGCATTGGGTGGCCTGTATTTCCTCGCGGCGGGGTATGGCTGGCGCACGGCTAAAAACAAAATCTCTCCTATGACCACGCTCCAAACCAAGCGCGCAGTGCGCGCCATGCGACGCCTGTGCCCGGCGGGGTGGGCTGTGGTGGTTACTCCAGCGAGCCAGGGCGCGGCAGCAAGCCCGGCATGGAAACAAGGCGCAGAAGAATATCATATCACCGGCGCGAATGGCCGCTATGACGTGCGGGGGACAATTCGCGCCGCAAGCGATGCCTTTTTCGCCCGCGCTGCGCAACGTGATACAGCGGCATTGACAGCGCTGCTGGATTCTGGCGCGGCGAATGGTGTCTTTGTGTGCGCCGCTGATAGTCAGCGCGCGGGAAATTGTGTCGCCGGAACGCAGTCTTTTGCGGATCGGCACGCGCTGGATATTTCCAAGCATTATCGCGCAGCCGAATTGATGGCCGTTTGCAACGGGGATGCCAGATATGTTCGGGCTGCGATTTTGGCCGGATTGAGGCGCGAAAAAATCGAATCGAAGAATGGCTACGCTCTTTTGAGCGATCACGGAAAATAAAGAATGCCGGGCGCGGAATTTACTGCAATTTTGAGCTAGTCTCAACGGGGCCGCGCCCGACCACACAATTAAACCAGAAATAAAATTTATGTCAATCGAAAACCAAATCCACCGGGTAGGAACGGCCTGCTGCCACGCACTAAACCAAGACCAAGACACCATGACATTTTGGATTGAGTTCAACCAACATTTCACGGACTTTTCCGAGGGCAAAACCATCGAGCAGGCCGTGGGGAAATTGGGCATGAAAATGTCCGACGTGAAATCATACAAGGAAATCGAATAACATGAGTGTCCCACACAAAACGACCAATCCAGTTGGCCGCCCGCTGACAGACGGCGTGGCGGCCACTGGCCACATCCACCTGCGCGTCGTGATGGCGCGCAAGAACTGGTATGTGCGAATGGCACGGCTGCACAATCTGACATTGGCGGAATGGATGCAGCGTGTATGTGACGAGGCATCAGGCTACCCGCCGAAAGGTCAAAATGAGCGCGTATAATTTCAAGGATTTTCCACAAATCCGAAACCAGCTTGAAATCGTGGTTCTTCGCCATTTTCCGCTTTGGGCAATCCATTTGGTCAGGATTTGGGTTAAGCTGGTAAAACGGCAAAAACGAGTAAAATGGTGAAAAGGCTTGTAAATCGCATGAAATTTGGTGTCTGGCTGGCGCTGGGGACGTTTTTATTGGTCGGGCTTGGTGTTGACATGGGGGGAATTTGGGATTGGCGGGATTTGGGGGATTTTGCCGCGGGCGGGGAGTTTTTTCTCTGTAGTATGCTTCTGCTTGCGTGACGCTACGGCTTGCTACGCGTGACATCACACTTGACACGGCGTGACGCATGGTTTATGCTGTTGGAATATGGCATTTGTAAAACTTGACTGCGGGATATTAGACTCAACAATCTGGCTTGACCGCGCTGCGCGGGAATTGTTCATCACGGCTTTGCTCATGGCGGAGCCGTTTGAATTGAGGGAACCGGCGAAACAAATCAAGGTCCGGTCTCTGGATGAAACGGGGTTTGTCGTGCCGGTTGGTTGGTATGGATTTGTCGCGGCGGCTGGCAGCGGCATCATCCACCGATCCGGGATGGAAGCTGAAATTGGACTGGCGGCTCTTGAGCGTTTGGGAGAACCGGAGATGGAAAGCCGGACACCGGACTTTGACGGGCGAAGATTGGTGCGTGTCTCTGGCGGTTTCATTGCGTTAAATTTTGCGAAGTATCGGGAGAAGGATCACACCAGCGCGGCGCGGTCAAAGCGTTATCGGGAAAAGAAACACGGCGGTCGGCGGCGGCGAGTCAACACCGGCGACGACGGCAAGGCACCGTCTGAAGCATTCATGGCGCGCGAACGGCGGGCGGTCAAAGCGGCGGACAATGGCAACCAGGCATTGGCCGACAGCATCATTGCTGGTGACGCATGACGGCAAGGCAAGTCCAATATCAGGATTTTCTGGCGTCGGTCTTTTGGGCTGATATTCGGCAACTTTGTTTCAATCGTATCAGGTTGCAACAAAAACTGATTGCCGTTCCTGTCAACAGATTATTTTGCTTGCAATCCAAACCGCTTTGCTGTTACACTGGCCGGCATGAGTTCTAAAAATCCGTTTGCGGTTGCGCTTGGCCGGCTTGGCGGTTTGAAAAAAACAGTCAAAAAGCGGGCGGCAATCTTGAAAAATCTTAAGCGTGCAAATCTGGAAAGGCAAAGATTGTCCATGCTTAATTGCAAAAACCCTTGTAAATAAAGGGT